CGCTTTCTTCTCGCTCTCGCGCTCGGCCTTGAGCGAGGCAAGCTCGGTCTTCAGGGCCCGGAGCTCGCGCTGCGTCGGGTCCTCGTCCTGCTCCTTGAGGTCCTCTTCGATGAGTTGGCGGAGCGAAAGGTTCTGCTTGCTCAGCCAGCCGCGGAAGTTGCCGCGCACCTCGGCACGCTCGGCCTCTAGCTCGGCCTTGAGCTTGTTGGCCTCCGCCACCGCGCGCTCGGCCTCGGCTCGGGCGGCTGCGGCGTGACGCTTGGCCTCCTTGACCTCGCGCCAGGCGTCCCCGATGGTCTTGTCCCGCTCCTCCGCCGGCTTCTTCTCGGGCTCAACGGGCTTCGCCTTGGGCGTCTCCTCCGCCGGCTTCTCAGTCTCGGTCTTCGCTGGCTCTTCGGTCTTACCCTCCGCCCGCTGGAACTTGCCATCGGCGCCGCGCACGATGCCGGTAACGGGCGTGCCGTCGGCTTTCTTGAAGTAGGCGTCCTTCTCGGGCGGGGCCTGCGAGACATCAGCGCTCACGGGTGCGCCGGATTCGGTTTCGCCTGGGAGGATGTCGGGGTTCGTGCTCATGCCACCATCGCAGTGGGTGCCATCGGCGGCACAGCGGGTTCAGGCGGCATGCCGCCGCCCATCATCGGGTCCATCTCGGGAGGCGTCGGGTTCGGCACCATGCCCGGCATCGCGGCAGCCGGAGTCGCGGGCGCCGCCATGGCGAGGAGGTCGTTGACCTCGTCCACGAACTGACCGAGCAGATCGAGGCGCTCGGGCGGAGTGCCGTTGAGCTCGGCGCGCTGGTAGGCGAGCGTCGAGCGCTTCAGCGCAAGCTCGAGGTCCATGCGCGGGTGCGGACCCATGTACTCGCCCTTGCTCAGGATGCGGTCCAGGCGCTCGTCGATGAGCTCCACCGGGGCCAGGTCGAGGTCGAGCTCGCCGGCGACGTCGGGGAAGTCGAGCAGCTTCTTCGCCTGCGCCTGGTCGATGTACTCGCCCGCGCGCAGTTGCTCGACGTAGGCGAATCGGCCCGCCGGGTCGTTCGGGAGCGCCGAGGTCGGGAACACCTGCACCACGAACTCGTCCTTGTCGCCCTCGATGTCCTCGAAGCCGATGCGCTCGAGCGCCTTCTGCCCGACGTAGGTCACGAACAGCTCGCGGTCCTCCTCGTAGAGGTCCGCCGATGCCTCCAGGCACCGCTCCGCCAGGTCCAGGTAGAAGCGCTCGTACTGGCGCTGGACGGTCAGGAAGCGCTGGGATTCGATGTTCTGGTACACCAGCATCGCGCGGCCCGAGCCGCTCAACTCGGCCGGGACGTCGGAGCGTGCGCCGAGCTGGCTGATGCCGGTGATGGCGTAGCCCTGCTCCACCAGCCATTGCAGGTGCGCGAGCAGCTGGTTCGAGACTGCGTCGGGGGCAATCCAGGCCGGAGGCGCGCCCGTGTACTCGACGATGGTTCCCCGGATGTCGTTGTTGAGGTGGGCCTGGACAATCTTCGACCCGCGCTCGACGAGCACCTTGAGGTTCGAGCCCTGGTACATGCCCACCTGAGCAGCGCGCAGGAGTTGGTTGATCTCGAACTGGATGCCGGTCAGCTCGTAGGCGATGCCGGTGCCCCACCAGCCGAGCGGGTCCTCGTTCCAGCGGAACACGGCGAACGGGAACGCCTCGTGGCAGTACTCCTCCTCGAACAGCGTGGCCGTGTCGTTGTAGATGCCGTGCCAGCCGTCCCCGCTCTCCGGGCCCGAGGGCAGGTGCCACGCCTCGGTCACCACCCGCATGTCAGCGATGTGGCCGCGGCCGAAGATGCGCGCGTCGGGCGGCTGGCTGTCCTCGATTTCCTTCGCCTTCGACGGGTAGAGCTCTTTCAGGACCAGCTTGTCCACGACGCGGACCTGGAACAGCGAGCGCGGCTCGCCGTAGATGGCCTCGGAGTCGTCCACCAGAATCTCGCCCGGGAAGGTCTTCTCCAGCCTCACCCGGCCATGCTCTCGGCAGACCTTGATGAGCCCAGTCCCGAAGATGGCGGCGTCCTTGAACGCCTTCTGACCGAGCGCGTAGGCCTGATTCTGGTGCCAGAGCGCCGACACGAACCGTTCACGCTTCTTCGCCCGCTGCTGGGCGTCGAAGTCGCCGCCGGTCGTGAGGTAGGTGGCACGCGGGCGCGCCTTCGTGATGAGGCTGGTCGCCGAGTCGATGCACGACCGCACGATGTTCAGCGCAAGCCGCGGCTTGCGTTCGAGCGACCAGGCCGCAGCCCGGGCGTAGCTCGAGCCGGTCAGGCCGGTGACCTGCTTGTCCGAGTAGAGCCGCAGATGGTGCAGGTTCGCGCCGCGGCGGTAGCTGTTGCGCTCCTGGATGCCCTTCACCAGCGTGGTGACGCGGGAATGCCGCTGGTCACCCTTCCACCACCGGAGGTCTTCGCTCACGAGAAGCGCGCCCCTTCCGAGCTCGCGTACATGAGCTCGTCGAACTCGTCCTGCTCACGCTTGGCGCGCTGTTCGGCAGTCTCGGCGCGTTCGTAGGTGTGGGCGTCGTCCCGGGGATGGGGGAGGGTTGTGGCTAGGACGACATCGACGTCACCGACGGTCACGCGCTGCGGCGCAAGCCCATGACTCGCCAAGCATCGCAGCACTTCGTCCAGTCGGCTGACGTCTGACGGAGGTCCCACACCCCATGAGCCGCCGTCCGGGGCTCACAGGTTCAGCGCGGCAGAATCCGTTGCCACCACGGCAGCTTGGCGTACCACGCGAGCCACCAGTCGAAGCAGGCCAGGGCATCCTCGACCGCCGAGCCAGGAGGCTGGTGCTGGTACACGTTGCCGGTCGCCTGGCAGCAGTGACGGCCGCGGCCCGAGCAGGTCAGCTCAGACACGCAAGCCTCGAAAAGTAGCGGAACCTAACCAGCTTGTAATCGCCACTCGCCACGCGCAGTCCCTTCACCATCGCGTCCCACTCACAATCCCAGTACCAAACCGCAGTCAGCGGCATGCTCGGGTGCGCCATCGCGGTCCCCTGCGCCCCGTGTCCGCACTCGGTCCCGCACACCACTGTCCGCGCGTGTCTCAGCCAGACGCATCCGCATGGGGCGCGCACCGTCAGCTTAGACACTTCCGCACCACCCGCAGCCCGTAGAAGTGGCCGCTCTTCACCGTGCCTACGGGCTGCCCCGTCATGCCGGCAATCTCCGTCATGGCAGCCCCGTCTACGGCATGGAGCAGCACAGCCACCCGGCGCTTCGGCGGCAGGCCCTTGAGCGCGGCGCGGAGTCGGCGCAGCGTCCTGGCGTGGTCGGCGACCTCGTCGGTGGGCGGGGCGTAGTCTCGAGGCTCACGCATGCGCTCCTCGCGCGCCGAGCGTCGCACCTCGCGGCGCAGCCCGGAGCGCACCACGTTTGCGAGCACGCCGACTAGCCAGGTGCTGACCCGGCTGTCGCCGCGGAACTCGGGCGCAATGCGGTGGACAACGAACCAGAACTCCTGCTCGATGTCCTCCCGCAGCGAGGGGTCGCGAACCCTGCGGGCGATGTGGCGGCGCACCATGGCGCCATGCTCTCGCATCAAGCCCTGGAGGTCTTGGGCTTCGGCTCTGGCTCGGGCTGTGGCGTCCATTGCGTCACGTTCTCCAGTGGCACCACGATGCCGGTGCCGCGTTGCGGGCGCACGTAGCAGACGCGCGCGTCCAGGTCGATGGCGATGTCGGCGTCAGACCCCACGATGGTGGTCCGCGCCTTGTCACCGCCCCACCCGATGGTGCTCACCGGGCGAGCGAATCCGATGCTCGTTGCTCTGACCATCATGTCTCTCCGAGTATCCAATCGTTGTCGTCTTCGTTCGCCATGCGTCGATTGCGTTCGATGATGCGCGCCTTGCGTGTGCGCTCCGCCTCCATCTGCGCGGCGAGCTCGACGACCAAGTGGTCGCTGGGCGCCTCCTCCCAGTCCCAATGCCGCGCGTCACGCCAGGCGTAGAGCAGCGCGTCTGGTAGGTGGTTCGGCAGCGCCGGGTGCTCCTTCAGGTGCTTGTCATCTGCCCACGCGAGCGAGCGGAGGTCGCGGAGCAGCTCGTCGTTGCCAGGCAGGATGCGCAGCTTCCCGTTCGACAAGTCGCCGTTGAGCAGCTTGATGTACCCGAGCTTGTCGGTCTTCTGCGCGGCGTGCATGGGCAGGTAGTACCGCTGGCGCCACTCGGCCTCGTAGGCCTTGCCGAGCCCGCCCGTGTCGCCGACTATGCGCTCGAAGTGGTAGGTCTTGTCCCACTCCTTCGCGACCTCCGCGGCCTGCGACGGCGGCAGGTCGCGCCACTGCTCGGAGCGCACCACGTAGGCCGTGTCATGGTAGCGGCTGAACGCCAGCACCACGTAGGCCGTCGGGTCGGTGACGCCGAAGTCGCAGCCCAGGATGTAGGACCACTCGCCCTCGATGTCCGGTAGCTCGCGGGTGCGGTTACGCGCGTCGTCGAAGGCGTAGTACACCAGCGCCGACGTGTCGCGCACCCAAAGCCCGTCGCGTAGCTGCTGCCTGGTCACCGGGTCGAGCTGGGCCAGCGCCTGCTCGTACTCGTGCAGGTCGAGGTGCGGGTTGTCCTCGAGCTTCGCCGGCACGAATTGCCGGCCCTCGGGCTCCTCGAGGAAGCGCCGCTTCACCCACTCGTGACCGATGTCGCCGGGGTTGGTGGCGCCGCGCATCTTGAGCGGGACGTCGATGTCCACGCTCTTGCGCAGGCGGCTGAATAGGTAGAGGTACTGCTTCTCGAGGAACTGCGTCAGCTCGTCGAAGCCGACGTACTGGAACTCGCTGCCCTGATAGCGGTAGTGGTCGCGCGGGCCGTCGAGGTAGCCGAAGGTCAGGCTCGCCCCGCTCGGGAAGACCCAGGTCTTGTCCCGGTCGTTCCACTTGGCATCGGTGGCGCTGAGCCAGTCGTGCGAGCGGTCCATGATGGCCCCGGGCAGCGCCAGGTCCGTGTAGGTGCGCCGGAACAGGATGGCGCTGTACTTCGGAACGTGTACGTGTTGCAGGGCGTCCATGAGAAGCGCGTCGCTCTTGCCGCCACCGGCCGCGCCACCGTAGAGCGCCTCGCGACAAGTCAGGCCGAGGAACGCGCGTTGCGGTGGCGTCGGCTCATGCGGGACGTAGACCGTGGCGCCCGGCGTCTCCCTGTTGAGCGCGTCGAGGTACTCCGCGGCCATTCGGGTGATGGGGTCGAGACGGGTCACGCCGCGCACGCCTCCGCCGCCAGCGCCCTAACGCTCTCCCGCGCCAGCTCGCGCATGGCCAAGACCTGCCGGCGGTGACGCCGCGTGATGCGCGCCTCGACCCACGGCCAGCGGCTCGGCGGCCCAGAGCGCCTCTCGTCGAGCAGGCCGAGCACGTCGGGCAGCGCCCACGTATCCACGAGCATGTCGGCGGCGCGGTAGACAGCCTGGCGCGCCCACTCGCCGGGCCATGTGAATCCCGACACCATCCCAGCCATGTCATCGGTCACCCTGCACGGCATGCCCGAGAGCACGCGGTCGAGCGGCACGTCCGACCAGCCCGGGATGTGCGATCCGCCCGAGCTCGCGTTGATGCACCGGATGCCGTCGAAGCTGTCCGCGGCCGCGCTGAGCCAGTGCCTGATGTGCCGAAACTGCGGCGTGCTCAGCACCTCGCCCCGCCCACCCCACGCCATGACGCGCTCGAGCACGTCCTCCTCGGGCAGCGGATTGCCGGGCCTGTGCGCCTCGCTGCTGCGCTTTCCCCACCGGTAGCGCCCGTCCTCGCCGATGCGGTCGTCGAGCCCCGTGCCCGCCCCGTAGACGCGCCCACCCGGGTACGCGAGGTCCGCTCCGACCAGCACGATGGGCGAGCAGCCCCACCGCACGGCGAGCATGATGGCCGAGGTCAGGCCCGAGCCGGACGTGGGCAGCCGGTCGATGCCCGTGAGCTGCTCCATTACCCACGCGCTTTCCCCGACCCACACCGGGCGGAGCGGCCCGCGCCCGTGCGCCATCGTCTCGGGCGGCGAGGTCATGCCGTAGCACCGGATGGC